CAGCCCAAGTTCCACAAGCTCCTGGCCAGTCTCGCTTTGCGCTATGGCGGTGCGCATTGCGCCCGCGATTCCCTGGAGCATCTCATTCGGTGTTGGGAAGCTATGCATCCCACTGCTCCAGCATAGCGGCGGTGAACACTTCCAGATTCTCCGTCGCTCCGCGCATGAAGTCGTGCGTGCCGCCACGGTTCATTTCATAGATTGCGTAGGTGACCGGGTCATTCGGTCCCCACGACTGGCCGCCATAGACGATTGTCGTAGCGTAGGTTGGCCAGTCATCAGTTAGGGCCACACGGCCAGAAGCCTTGAGGCTGCCGGTGTCCACATGCACGTCTGCCTGCGTTCTGGCGAAGGCGCGGTCGGCGGCGCGCTTCATTGCCTGGTGCATTCTCGGGTTCGGCGTCATGCTTTGCGCGTGTAGCAGCGCATGCATTTCGTCCATTTTAAGCGATACTTGGATCATCAGCCACCGCTCCGCGTGCCACTGATTTGGCGACCTCACGCACACTTACCTCAAGGTGGTGTGGGTCCGAGAACGTCAGCAGTTCCTCGACCGATCCCTCAACGGCGTAGGTTCCATACGGCCGGCCACTCAGGATTTCCAGCCGGTCACCCACTCTGATGTCCGCGTCCGGGAAGAAGAACGCCACTCCCGACCGGTCAGGTGCTCGGCCGGCCTCCGGTGTCCATCCCATGTCCTTGCCCATGCGTATGAAGCTCAGGTCCAGTCGGACGGGCACGCTTTCCGCCGAAGCTGACCACATTGTGGTTGGCCGGCCATTGGCGTTTCCCTGCACAAGCCGCAGCACCCGGCATCTTTGGTGCAGGAGCTGTTTGAAGCTCACAGCATTCGCACCAAACCATTGAGCGGTGTTGGCATTTTGCCAGTGATCTGGCCGAAGCTCGGCTTGGGTCCAACGGTGACGATGCTCGGGTCCCAGCCAAACAGGTCCTGCGAAGTTACCGTCCAGCTTTCGTCAGGCTCAGACGCCGTGAGGATGCCAACGGCGATCGGGAACCACATCGATATTTCTTTGGCCGCGTCCGATGCTCCCTGCGGCGAAGAAACAGAGTAGTTGTAGGAGCCTATGCTTTCCGATACGTAGCCTGCGTATCTGGCAGCCTTGCTCTCATTCGAGAACATGATGGCCGCGGCCACGTCCATGATCGCGTAGCTGACGACTCGCTGTGCGGCAGGGTCCTCAGGGTCCTCTGTCGCGCCAGTTGAGAAGAACAGTAGGTCCGCCGCCTGCTGGAGGCACAGTTCCGCGTACGGCTCGTCCGCGTCATCGAAGTCCGTGTTCAGGTAGGCTTCGAATTCCTGCACCGTCGGCACCGTCAGCACGGCCGCCTCCTGTCAGGGGCGCGAAGGTTGGAGGCCCGACCGACGGCGGCGTTCATTTTCCGCCTTCTTCGCCTTTGGGTCTTCCCAGTCCTCGAACGGCCACGGCCCATGGTCCCAGTAGCGGGTGCCACGCATTCGCTTCGCAGCCTCAGCCGGCGTGGCATCAATCCACGACTTCCCGGTCTTCGGGTCTAGGGTGTCCTGCCAGTCCTTCGACCCAACTTGCAGTTCGATTTCCTGGCCGCGGTACCACACTTTGCCAAATGCCGTGAGCCCGTCCTCAAGCACATGGATCTTTACCAGCTGCCCCGGCTGTGGTTCCGTTCCCGGGACCCATGTCTCTTCAGATGGTTGGACTTCCGCCTTGTCATATGCGGGCGGTTCCGGTGCTTCCTTGGGCTGCGCCGTCTTTGCGGTCTGCGCTTGCGTCACTTGTTCTGGCTCTTTTCGCGTCGTTCCCGCTGCTCATCGGCAGCTTTCCGGCTTTCTTCTGGCGTGGCGCCGAAGCGGCCCGAGTCCATCTGCGCCTTCTTCAGCGGGTTGTTGATCCCCGGAGGGCCACCATGCAGCGTGAGTTCGTTGATCGGGTCTTCCACGATCGCCGTTTCACTCGCCTCGGCCCTCGCCTCCACCTTGTCCTTGCCCTGGAGGTCTTCGGTGGCCTGGGACTTCAGGGTCTCGTCGCCCTCAGCAAGCTCATGGTCATCGGCGAGGCCCTTTTCTTGGCCATCGATGGCGTCCACCGGCCGGCCGTCCGACAGCCTCGCATGGAGGTCCGTGTCCGACTCCGTGCGCTGCGCAGCGGAACGCTGCTCAGGGGAGTGCGCCGCCTTCTTGGCCGGTGCCTTGTGTGGCTGGTTTTCTGCCATTTGTCCTATCTCCCTCTGGCTACGGCGCCACGTCGGCGACACGCACGAACTGCTCCGGCCGCGTGATGACCGGCATCATGTTCCACTCCATGAGGTACTGCCGCGCCGACGGGTCCGGCTCCTTCCACGTCTTCGTGAACTTGCCGGTGTATCCGTCCGGGGCGTCATCGTCTGCGGTCGGTCCCTCGAAGATCTCCATCGGGTTGTTGTCGTCCCAGTTGCCGATGACCAGCGAGTCGTCCGCCAGGAACAGCGTCTCCACACCAGCGTCCGTCTGGTAGGTGTGTTCGACGGGCTGCCAGTCGAGGCCGAGGAAGCCAGGGAGCGTGCCCTGCGTGTAGTACATGTCCTTCATCCGGTCCGACAGCAGCGCCGGGACGGCGGAGAAGGAGTCGATGATGCGGGCCAGCGTCGGCTCCGTGGCGAAGGCCTGGCGGGCCGGCACTCGGCCGTCACGCTGGATGAGCCGCTTCCATGCGGTCACATCTGCCTTGATCTGCTGCGGCGTGGCCGTGTTCCATCCGACGGTCGGCGAAGCGATCTTGTGCGAGGTCGGGAACTTGTAGTCCACCGTCGCCTGCACATCCTCGAAGTCGAGGTTCATCACTCCCGTCAGTGCCTGCCAGCAGGCCCATTCGGCGAAAGCGTTGAAGCGGTTGTCGAGGTCCTGGGTTTCCCGCAGGACCAGCTGCTCCGCATTCCTCGCGGCGATCTCACCCGGCGTGCGGATCCAGTGGATCAGCGTCGGCGTGAAGATCTTCTTTTCCCGGATGTAGATGAAGGCGGCGCTGATCTGCGAGCGTCCCATCTGCGGGACGATGTGCGCCTCGCTGTTGGGCACGTTCGGGCGGGCCACATTACGGCTTCCGGCGATGACGTCCCACGTCGCCGTTGGGTACGGCCACGGAGTCTTCGGCAGCTTGTTCAGCATCACCATCGTCTGCGGCGCCGTGAACTGCTGAATCACACCCCGAAGGACCATCGGTTCCAGCAGACTGATTTCAGGCATGAGGCCCTAGCTCCTTCTCTAGGTTAGCCCATGCCGTCTTTGGCGGTCTTCGGGCACTTCCGTCCGTCTTGGCTGGCGGAACTTCGTGCTTGCTACGGGATAACGGTAACTCCCCGCACAGCGTCCGATCGGGCGTTGAGCGCGGTGAGTGCACCGGCGTCCAGGCCGATCAGCTTCGCGGTGACGAGCTCGCCACCGGTGACGATGTTGCCCAGGCGGGCGACGCCGTCCGTGGTATCCACGCTGTGCATCAGGACGCCAACCGGCACCTGCGAGCCATCGGCATTTCCCGTGGCGTAAGCCTTGAACTGCTTCGAGGCGGTGACCCGTCCCAGGGCGGTTCCCGCAATCAGGTTCTGCCCCGCGGCGATCGTGACGCCATGGACCTTCTTGCCCACCGTCGAGGCGAAGATTTCGACCGGCGCGAGCGTGGCAGTCTTGGCGAAGCCAGGAGCCGGCAGGCCACCGTAAGAAGATGCCATTTGTTTGTCCCTTTCCTGGTCCGCTTAACGGATCTTGTGCTGCTCGACGATCCGCTGGATCTCGTCGTCCATGTCCCGCTGGTACACGGTGTCATCCTCGCCCACACCGTCTTCGTACGAGAGGTCGATGATCGGCTGGGCCGGCAGCAGTTCCTCGTAGGTCTGACGGTCCGTCATCGAGAGGCGCACCATGGTGTCGCGCTGCGCCGGGAGGATGTAGCCCAGGCGGACCAGGCCGTCGATCTCGTTTTCGGCGTTCTTCGTGGCCAGTTCCAGCACGGTCTGGCCCAGGTTCGCGTTCTGGTCCGAGAGCTCCACGATGGCACCGACCACATCGTCCGGCGTCACGCTCTGGCCCGACGAGAGCTTGAGGGTTCCGGTGCGGCCCAGGGCCGAGGCGATCTGCGAGAGCGCGGAAGCAGCGAGCGGTTCCATCATGTCCTCTTCTTCCGTGTCCTCGTACTCCATGTACTCCGGCTCATCGTCTTCGATGCCAAGCTCGACGGCCAGTTCTTCGATCTCATCGTCGCTCAGAGTGTCGAGGATTTCATCGACTTCCTCAGCGGTGATCTCTTCGTTGTCCTCATCCTCAGCCGCGGCCACAGCATCGCTGAGGATCTGGAGGATCGTACCTTCGTCCGGGTCATCCGGGACATCCAGCCCCAGGAGGTCAGCGATTTGCTGTGCGAAAGTTCCCACGTCGGGCTCCCTTTGCTCAGTGGCGAGGAGGATCGGGTTGTCCTCAAGTTCGGCGCTCGCCGCTATGATCTCCCGGTAGTCGCCCAGGTTTGTCACGTGCGGGTTGTTCGTCGCAGCGACGTGGATCAGCGTCGGGCCAACGCGCTGTCCAGACCTTGTGTCCAGACGGTCGAGGTCGATCATTGCCGAGGCACCCAGGATCGTGCTGCCCACATCTTCGGCGGACTTCCGCACATCGATCACGGCGACCACTTCCTGGCCGTCGATTTCCAGTCCAATTACCTCGCCCAAGTTGTGGGTGGGGTCTTCTGAGTGGGCGTTGTCCTGGCCCACCTTCGGGAACTGGACGATCGGTATGATGCTTTTCTCGAAGTTGCGCACCATGGTGCTCGCCATGTGCGGCGTCACCGTCACGAAGTTCTTCGGATTTGCAGGGTGGGTGAACTTGTCGCCGATCTTCAGGATCGGCTTGCGGAAGAGCTTGCCCTGCTTGGTGCGCGCTAGCGAGATGTAGTTCGTAGCGGACGGTGCGATCACCTGCCCCGACGTCATCTCGGCCATGCTTCGCTGTTCGGCCTTTTCTCCCAGTTATCCAGGCTCCGGCGTTGAGTTCCAGCTTTCTCCGAAAGAGCGCATCGACTCCGGTCCGATGCCAGGCGTGTTTATTTCCACTTCGGTGATCGGGACGATCCGGCAGCGGCAGTTCGGGTGGCGCGGCGGTGTTTCCAGGTCCTGGAACACCGGGCGGCCCATGTCCGAGAACTGGCCTCCCATTTGCGCCACGGTGCCATGTAGCGAGGCGCAGGCGTCGCATGTGTTCGGCCCAAACGACGTTGACCAGACCCTCATTACCTGCCGGTCATTTGCCTGTGCTGCGCGGTCATAGGTTTCCGCTGCGCCAACGTTGTAGCCACGGTGCGTGGCGACCTGCGCAGCGAATCTTGCGCGCAGTTCCCGCTCAGCGCTCGGCAGGGCCCACATTTCCTCGAGGGAACGGTAGATTGCCTGGAGGTATTCGCTTTCG